GGTTTCAAGGACATTAGTTTGTCTTTTGAGCCTCATCCTGTGACAAAAGACTTGCCTGTTCTTAAAAATGCTAACGCAATTAAGCGTTCAGTTCGTAATTTAGTTCAAACTATCCCAGGGGAGCGTTTTTTTCAACCTCTCCTGGGTTCTGACGTTCATAGTTCTTTATTTGACTTCGTTGATTTTGCTACTGCTGGTGTAATTGAGAAGCAAATTCTCACAACCATTCAAAATTTCGAACCAAGAGTTGGAAATGTAAAGGTCCAGGTGGAACCTGAGTCTGATGTGAACACTTTTTCAGTAACAGTTTACTTTGATATTGTTGGTCAAGACCTTCCTGTCCAAGATTTCACGTTCATATTAGAGGCGACACGCTGATATGCCTTTTACTAAGTTTACAAATCTCGATTTTGACCAAATTCGAGCATCAATTAAGAGTTACCTTCGTGCAGACTCCAAGTTTTCGGACTTTGATTTCGATGGTTCCAACTTTTCAGTCTTAATTGACACGCTTGCATACAATACTTACATTAATGCATTCAACTCTAACATGATTGTCAATGAATCCTTCTTGGATTCGGCAACATTAAGAGAGAATGTGGTTTCATTAGCGCGAAATATTGGATATGTACCCCGTTCTAGAAGCGCAGCAAAGGCAGAGATAAGTTTTTCGGTACAAACTAACAGTTCATCGACCACAATGACCCTTGATGCGGGTCTTGTATGTGTAGGACAGGCAGAAGACACCAATTATGTCTTCTCAATTCCTGAAGATGTGACAACCACCATCAATTCTGGTGTCGCAACGTTTGATAATATTGATATTTTACAAGGAACTTACCTTTCTAAGCAGTTTATCGTTGATGGTTCATTAGATCAACGCTTTATTCTGGATAATTCCTTCATTGATACCTCAACTATCAGAGTAAATGTAAAAACAGCGAATGATACTGGTCTTGGAAGACCATTTACACCCTCTGATAACATTTTAAACATCGATAAGAACTCAGAAATCTATCTTTTACAAGAAGTTCAAGATGAGAAGTATGAAATTCTGTTTGGTGACGGATATTTTGGCAAAAAACTCTCCAATGGAGACGTAATTACTGTAAGTTACATCATTACAGATGGAAGAGATGGTAATGGAGCAACTTCTTTCGCATTTTCTGGTCGAGTAAGTGATAATCTTGGTAATCCTATCGTACCAAGTGCTGCAATAACGGTAACGACTGATAGAAAATCACAAAATGGTGGTGATATTGAACCTATCGACTCAATTAAGTACTTTGCTCCAAGGATTTACTCCTCTCAGTACCGTGCAGTCACCGCTAGAGACTACGAAGCCATCATTCAGTCCATTTATCCTAACACAGAGTCCGTTTCTGTCGTCGGTGGTGAAGAATTAGACCCACCACAGTTCGGTCAAGTCATTATTAGCATCAAACCCAAGAATGGAGACTTCATCTCTGACTTTGATAAAGAGCAAATTGCCATCAAACTGAAAAATTATGCAATTTCTGGAGTAAACCAACAAATTGTTGACCTTAAGGTCCTGTTTGTTGAAATTGATAGTGCAGTTTACTACAACAGTTCACAAGTTGTTGATGTAGCAGGTCTTCAGACAAAAGTTTCCAATACATTGAACACATTTGCCACAGCAAACGTTAGTAAGTTTGGTGGTCGCTTCAAATATAGCAAATTAGTCCAAGTTATTGATAATACTGATAATGCAATTACCTCTAATATTACAAGAGTGAGAATTAGAAGGAATTTGAAGGTGTTGGTCAACCAGTCAGCACAGTATGAACTTTGTTATGGCAACAAGTTCCACAAAAACCCCGAAGGTTTCAATATTAAGAGCACGGGTTTCAGTTTGACAGGTAAAACTGGCAAATTCTTCTTTACTGACACTCCTGGTGAGGGTGACATTGGTGTTCTGTCGGTTGTTAAGGAAATCAATGATGATGGTCAGTATGAGGTCGCCGTTAAGTCTGCTGGAACAGTAGATTACGCCAAAGGTGAGATTCTTATCAATACTATTGATATTTCCGCCACTGATAAAGAGAATGATATCGTTGAAATTCAAGCATTCCCAGATTCTAACGATATTATTGGTTTGAAGGATCTTTACCTCAGTTTCTCGGTTGCTGATAGCAAGATAAATATGGTGAGAGACACCATTACTTCAGGTGAGCAAATTTCGGGTGTTGGTTATAAGTCAACTTCCAGTTACCTAAACGGGGCATTAAAGAGGGTATAAGTAGATGATTCAAACGGGCTTTGAAAAGCGAGTTAGAGTTCAACAAATCGTTGAAAGTCAACTCCCAGACTTTTTAAGAGCAGAAAGTCCAAAAACTATTGACTTTCTTAAACAATATTATGCATCACAAGAATTTCAGAGTGGTCCTTCTGACCTTTCTGAAAACTTAGACCAGTATCTTAAATTTGATAACTTAACCCCTGAAGTAATTCAAGGTCAGACTACATTATACTCTAATGTATCAACTTCTGATGATACCATTCAGGTATTTTCTACCAAAGGTTTTCCATCAGATTATGGTCTTTTCAAGATAGGTGATGAGATCATTACCTACAC